GCCACAAGGCGCAATCAAATCTTCCCGGATTGTTAAGAGGGCGTCAGGCTGGTACTTATGTTTATTCATTGATGCTGAGCCAAACGCGATCACGCGAATCGGACGTGGCCAGATCGGGATTGATCCTGGATTCAACCATTTGCTCGCGCTTTCGACCGGCGAGAAGATCGCCCATCCTCGTGAGCTGGAAGCGTCGGCCCTACGGCTGGGACAAGCGCAACGCGGCACGAATAGAAAACTCACCGCCCGAATCAGCGAAGGAATAGCCAACAAGCGCAAAGATCGAAATCACAAGTTATCCCGTCGGCTGGTTTCCGAAAACACTCTCATCGCATTTTCCGCCGACAGACATTCCGCTATAGCGCGACGGTTTGGAAAGTCGGTGGCGAGTAGCGGACACCATCAACTGCGTTCAATGCTGTCGTACAAGAGCCGTACAGGCGGTACGACTTACGTTGAACCAGATTCTAAGAATTCCACTAGAACCTGTTCGGCTTGCGGTGCTTTGACCGGGCCGCAAGGCTGGGCAGGTCTAAAGGTAAGGGAGTGGGACTGCGGAGCCTGTGGTGCTCATCATGATCGCGATACTAACGCGGGCATGAACGCGCTCATTTCCGGGGCTGGATTGGCCCACGAGAGACTTGCGAGAGTCGCCTGAAATCTCAAAAGTTAGACGGGAAAATCAACAACCCCAATGACCCAAATTGAGAAAATCAGAAGGGAAGCCACAGGAATGAGTGAGAAGGAGCGAAATCTTGCAAGCTACACGCCGCCCGGTAGTAACTATCCGCCTTACTTGTCAATTAACTACCGCAACACGATGGTCGAAATTACCGTTCGCTCAGAAGCAAAACCAGATGGCACACAAGGCGAGACAGCGACGATAAGGATGAACTTATGGCACTTCAACAAAGTAATCGAAGACGCAAAGAAGAACCTCCCGTAAAACCGGGATGGTACTGCAATAATTGTAAACGGTATCACTCGCCGGACGTGAAGACGTGTCCAAAACCAAGCGGTGATGAGGGACTGCGAGATCGGGTACATACACCATGACTCTCACCCCTGAACAACTAGATCCGCGCCTGCTGCTGACGCATTGCCGCATCGAGCGTGAGATCTGCGCAGATGTGATCGTCACCGGAATTCCGACTGTTAAAGGACTTGATAAGCTGATTGAGATCCTGATTATGTTACGTAACGACTGGAATCAGATTACAGATCAGCCTTATGTAAATTATAGCGCCACCACTGACGGAGACACGCCATGACTACTGAACAACTAGCCGCACTAAAGGAAGTAGCGGAGCAGGTCAAGGGACCATTCCAAAGCGCTCTACACGAAGTTATGTGGCGAGAAGGGTTTCGCCAGCGATTCGATCCAACTACGTGTTTAGAGTTACTGGAGGAAGTGGAGCGGCTGACAGCACAGATAGATCGGTTGTATCATCTGCCGCAACTGTCGGAAGCGCGCGGTGAAAGGCGGTAGTAGTGATGGGTGAAATAGCTGAAACCAATAAGTGTACATGCTGCGGCGCAACGAACTGCGGAGAATGCGGCCCGTACACGGACGACACGGGAACCGTTATTGACGATCCGTGCCGGATCTGTGGGCGGTGCATCAACCACTGCCCGCACCAGTAAAAGGCGAATCCAATGACTGACAAGCAGCAACCACCAGAGATACCTGATCGCATCTGGGTCGCGTCTCCGGTGGAATTCAAATCACTAATCTCAAAGAGTGGACCAGCGTTCGACAATGACATCCCCTACGCCCGCGTCCATATAGACGAAGGGCGAGTGGGAGAGATTCGCAAACGACGCACGAAGGTTAGCGATTATGCCGTGGCTGCCAGCAAGCAACCCGTATTTGGACGAACCGAAAAAACCGAGCTGGGTAATTATCCGGTATTTAGCGCGCCTAACTCCGCGCCCGTGGCATACGTGGCCGACGAGGGTGATGCGGAGTTTTATGCCAACGCACCAGCAGACATCGACTATTTGCTGTCGCTGCTCCCGCAACTCTCCAGTGGTGGCGAAGTAGGGCAACTTAATCAACGTATCGCGGAGCTTGAGAAGCGACTTAAAATCCCGTTCGGTAAACTTCCCTGTGCTCTTTGCGGTGGCCCTCACGACTTTGATACCTCTGTTCCGAGCGTTATTTGGAACAGCGTTATACGTGCAAAGAGTTTACCCGACTATCTTTGCACCACCTGCATAGTCCGCGAGTTTGTAAGGCAGGGGCAGAGTTTCACCGCCGAGCTTTGGAACGAAGAGTTTAACGGCGTTCCTATCGAGGTAGTCGTCAACGGACAAAACGCGAGAGATGCAGCCGCGATACAGGAAGAAAACAACTCACTAAGAAACCAACTCTCCAGTAGTGAGCAGCCGACCGGGAGCGGGAAATGCGAACACGGCATTTCATGGAGCATGGAATGTTTGTCGTGCGGGCCTTCCGATTTCAAGGCGGTCGCTACTACCTCGCCCACTGCTACGGCGGTAAATCGGAGTTACGCAGACGGGTATACACGGGGCTTTCGACATGGAATGCAATCAAGACGGTCTATCTCAGGTAGTGAGCGCCGCTGTGGCTTTTGTAACAAGTCTGAATACGAAGTCAGCGCGTTGATTCAGGCCGCTATAGGTTACATCTGCAATGAGTGCGTGCAGATTTGCGCAGACATCATTAAGCGTAACGAGCCGAGCACCCCCAGTGAGCGCCGCTGTGGGAAATGTGATCACGCTGACGCGATTGATCCACATGGTCGATGTATGTCCGTCTACTACGATGCCGGAGGCAGCCTGGCTTACTGCGGCTGCAAGTGCGCGCTTGCGGCGACCGACATGGGCGATCCGATCACGGCGCCACCATTTGCTAACGATCCTACATGGGGCAGTTTTCAACAAAGCATTGAGGACCACCGTAAGCAAGTTGATGTAGCCGATGCGCAACCGAGTGCCGCTACTCCCACTGAGGCAGCAGAAGTATCTGAAATATCAGAGCTGGCTGTGGCGGTAACGGATCTGAAATTCGACCTCATTGCATCGCTGCTCTCGAATCTCTCAAGCAAAAGGAATCCAGTTTCCAAAAGTGAGCGTTAATGCCCAAGTGCTCACTGGCGAGCAGCGCGATTGAGCGCTTATGCGCAACTTCACTATTTTACGGCTTGTTTTCGTGCTGGCACGGACGTTGCTCTACTGCTCTCCACTCGGTTTAACTCAATTTCAGAAAGAGAGAAAGTGGATCATGATCAAGAAATTCCTTAAAGATGAGAGCGGTATGGAAACTTTAGAGTATGCAATGATTGCCGGCCTGATTGCGGTCGTAGCGATCGCTGTTTACTCAAGCGGCGCCGGAAGTTGGGGCGAGGCGTTGCGCACTCGATTACTGGATGCTACCGCTCCCGCGCCAGCCGCTCCGTAAAAGCGAGAGCTTATTTTCACGAACGCGCCCATTCTTGGATTGTCGAGCCGATCACTATCCCTTTTAATTGGCTTGTCTGCTAAGCCGATCTCCTTGGGGATATGTTCGATGATCCGAGAGTGGGTGCGCAATTCTGGCCTGATGAAGCGATTTATTCTTGTTCTCGCCTTGGTCTTTGTAGCGATGGTCTTTGTCGCCGCGCTCTATGTTGCTTTGTGGGCTGCGTCAAAGGGCATGGGCCAGTTGTAACGGATTTTCGGGCTCTCATCATTATTGCGCAAAGAAGAAATCTCCGGATCGCGCTCCGCTGCTGGTAATTCTCAAAATCGCAACCTCCAAGACCTCTGCTGTGACGCGGGCATTGCCTCCCGGCGCGACTCGGTATATCGCGACCTCCAAGACTTCCGCCGTAACGCGGGCATTACCAGGTACAGCAGTTCGCGCGATAGCCACTTCTAAAACTTCCGCCGTGACTCTATTCGCTGCCATTAGGTTGTGACCTTTTGCCCGGCTTCGAGGCCGTTAATCTCCGCAATAGTAAATCGTAAAGATGTGTCAGGGTTGATCGTGCGTCGGTCTTCATAAACCACATACGTTCCAGTGACGGTCTTATTCGTGCCGCTCACATAATCAGTCGAGTTCGTGCGCAGAACACTGGCAATCGTCCGGGCTGCTACGTCATCCTTCCGCGCAACGATGAGGTGTCTACTTCCAACAATTGTACCTGTGGCATTGGCCAAGTTGCCGAGGGCATATGTGTCTACATCGTTCAGCGTACCACTGGAAACGTAATCAGTATCACCGTTGCCGGTATCATCAACCAGTAAGGAATTATTAACAGAATTGCCGTCCGAACCTAACCATTGCGATGAGTTGCCGTCACCCGATGGGCTGAGACCCTCGACAACAAACGCCTCACCGTAAAATGTATTGTCCGGCGCAGAGCCGATATTGTCGTTGATGTAAAGATCATCCACCTGCCACACCGATGCGGAACTGCGGCTGCGCATATGTAGCCGGTTGGCCTGCGCTACTCCTGATGGTGCGGTATTCAGAGCGGTGAGCGTTAGAACTGTCGAGTCTGCAACTTTCACAGTCACCGTGCCTGCGGATCCATGAAAGACTATTTCCAACTCAACCATTTTGTAATCGGCTGCGGTCCCACCCGTTCCGGCAGCGGTGATCACTCCACTTGCGGTACGGCCTAACTCGGTTGCAGACGCTATCGTGATATTGCCGCTGTAAACGACTATCTCGCCAAGGTTTGTGATTACGTACCCAACCTGGCATGTGGCACCATCCAGGAACGCCCAATCAAGTATGGTTGGCGTTGTCGGCAGCGCAGCGGAGAAGACCACTTGAGCCACACCAAAGAATAAATGAGAATAATTTGCACCTAACGACTTAACACCTGTAACCGCAGATCCCGCAGTTAGCGCCTGCCCGCTGCCGCCACTCCTGGCCTTTGTGCTGTTGACACCCCAGCCACTAGTCGGTGCTGTAATATCCCAAATCCCCGCATCGTTCAGTAGGGCGGCAGTGAGTTTTTCGAAGCCCATGAATAAAATGTTTGCCACGGTTCTTAGTATCCTTTCACAAAAGCACGAACATAAAACTTGTCTGTCCCTGAGTTGTAGATTGCAGTTAAGAAGTCTCGTTTGCTTGCGGTAGTGGTAAGCGTAATGCTGGTGATATCCGTACCAAACGCAAACTTAGTATCAAGCGCGAGAGTGCGGCTGCCGGTACCGTCCTGAATGATCTCCCATGAGAGAACTTGACCGTCGGCAGCGTTAGTCGGATTGCCAAGGGTCCGATTGCCCCCTAATGTTACGCGGAACGTATTTCCCAAAGAAGCATCAGTTGCGACGGTGGCGGCGTCAGTGAGCACTGTAACGATTGGCGCTGTGATTTTGCGAACAGTCGGATTCGGATAAGCGCCTGAAAGGTCGCCGCCTGCTGATCCTGTTGGTGGCCCCCCACCGGCTACTGCTGTATCGACATAAGTCTTAGTAGCTTTTTGTGAGGCGTATTTAGTATCTGAATTCGCTGCCAGAGTTCCATCTGTATCTTTATTTGCGACGTCTTCTGGCGTGTAGGCTATGTTGGTTTGAATGACATCCCAGTTGGCCCCTACCGCGGCCTGTGTCCCCGAACTTGTGCCGTCAGTCTTACAGACAAACAGGTCGCCAGCCTCAACAACGATGCCGGATGCGCCTCCGATTTTTCCTGCTACGCTTACGATATAAATATGCCCGGCATCGGCTGCGGGATAGTTCGGATTGGTGGAACAGTCAATAGTGCCTTTGTAAACGAGAGTGTCAGCCACGCCGGCGATCGCGGTAGCCAACTGAGAGATCGATGTATTCTCGTTTACCGGAGTGCCGACGGGATCGCTTACGATTTCAAGGAGGGCAGTCCCTGCGGGATTTGGATTGTTTGGTAACTGTGTAATCTTGCTTCCCATAAAGTTGACTCCAGTTTAATCGGGTGAATGTAATAACTCTCTGAACTTCCAAGTTGCCAGCATCACGTCATCTGTTGAGAGCGCCTTTTCAAGACTATCTGCGTCGATCCGGCAGAACTTGAGGAATGACACTGAGCGTAGATTTGTTTGAGTCGGCACAGTGGTATTCAATGCTAGAACGTCATTTGCTCCTGATGTCGCAGAAGAATTGATCCGTCTCAAGATCATAGTGTTGTCGTGATACACGAAAGCCAGATCGCGCCTTGCCTCACTCCCGGCATGGATTTCTGTGTAGGTATGACTACTCACGGTTAGATTGCTACCCAGCGCGGAGACAATAGTGAGATCTCTTTGCATTGAGGGAACCCAAAGGTAAACAAGAGACCCTGCATGGTAATAGAACCATCCTAAGAACTTCGCGATCTGATCGAGTCCTTTCAGCTTAACGCTATAGCTGAATGCCTCGGCAGCCGCTAATGTGTCCGACTCCACCTCAAAGATTCCGGTCTCGAAATCAACATCATGCGTTGCTCGATCTATGTCGTACTCTCGCGGATCGCTCCAGTCATTCGACTGCCAGATTGAGGGATCATGCACCTCATAACCCTTATAGGTGATTGTTGGCGTCCATGCGGTAATTCTATTTGGGGTAGCGCTTTCATCCTCTGCTAGCAGTCTCGCGGTGAGGGTTAATTCCTCCACTTCGGCGGTATGGCCGCGTGATTGGATCGAGGGCGGCAGATAACCACGCCTGGCCGGACACACTTCACTGAGATTCGCCACGTAAGCATTAACCGTTGGCGTTGTTGGCACCACCTGAGATCCGGTGAATGATTCGATTTGCAGATATTCAGATTTTGTAACCTGCCCGGCATCGTTCAACTCTCGTAAGTGAACATAACTGTCCTCTTCGTAGTCTTTGTATTGAGTCGATGCCGGAATACTTGTTGCTCCCGATGACAATGGGGCTAGTAATTGCTCGCGATGCTCAAGTATTGGAATGAACCATTTCCTATTCTGGTAAGCCTTAATCTTTGCTCTCAACTCTTGGCGCTCCGCGTTGTCTCGAATTACTTGAGCGAATTCAATCTCACGGCGCGGCTTTGGGCGTACTCCGTTGCCTTCTTCTTTGCCTGAAACGGTCGTAGACAAGCCTGACATAAAACTTATTCGCTCAACCAGGTTCTGGTCCCAATTGTGACGGAAGGGATAGTTGACCGGATCTGGTTCTAAGTCTGAATAGAGAATTGCGGTCGGGACCACGTTCGAAAATCCGTTTAGAAGCGTGGCATTGATTGCCGCCTCATAATGGATCTGTACTCGTGAACTAGATAGGACGTGATCATACAAAGCGCATTCGTCAATCAGAACATCTGAATGAATATCATTAAAGGGCAGGCCACCGATCACTAAAGAATTACCTGCGGGGGCGCAGGGTGTAAGCACGAGGGGCGTTGATGATCCTTCACCATTCGGTAAGCCCGGGATGGACATCGTCGCTAGGAACTCGGAGTTTACTCGCAGGAATAGAGTGTTGCCTGATCGACCCCCAACAACGTGGTAAAAAGCATTGTTCGATACGGGGGTTTCCGCGAGAAGCGTATATGTGGACGCGTCGTCTAATGTGACGATTAAGGAAAAATAGAAGTTCGCAGCACCTCCACCCGCTCCGCCGAATGTTCGCCCCAGTCTGTAGGAACCACGCACGCCAAAGAGCGGAAACGTAGTACCCAGAACTACGTTAGAAAGTGACTTGACCCAACACTCCAGCGAGAAATCTCCTGGCAGGATCAAATCGCTGTCTGCTCGATACACGTAAGAGCGATCATTGCTGCCGACGTGAGAATTGCTATCAGAGAAAGCGTAAAACGAGCGGCTGGACGGATCGGTTTCGATGGCTGAAGGTTGACCGTAAGGCGCGAGCGTGCCACTTGCATTAGCGTAACAGAGCGTCGCGTGCTTATCGTTACCAGACAGATCGGTAATGCTGTCGCCGTTAGTCGCCGCGCCCACCTCATCATGGCGATAATAGACAAGCGGCAGATCAGCTAAAACTTCATCTTGGTAATCTGTGCTCATTTATTCCAACGCCCTCGCGCTTCCATCTTCAAGTAATCGAGTTTCTTGTAGTACAATAGACAAGCCCGCGACGCGTTGTAGCGCACCGCAGGCTCTAACCAATTCATTCGCTAAACAGGAGCGAACTACATGGCTAATTCTAATCGTAAACTTATTGATTTGACCGGACAAGTATTTGGACGCTTGACGGTGGCGGACGAAGCACCGCGTAAGATTCGCGCCAACGGCCTGACTCGGCGGCAGTGGAATTGCCAATGCGAGTGCGGAAGCACGGTGATCGTGCCCAAATCCTGCGGGTGTTACAGGGTTGATTTCACGCGAGAGAAAAAAACCACCCACGGCTCGTACTACACGTCCGAACGCAAGGCATGGCAAGAGATTAAAACTCGGTGTTTTGCTCCGCGCGGTATCGATATTATGAACTATAAAGATCGGGGTATTACTGTCTGTGAGCGTTATAAAACCAACTTCAATGCTTTTTACTTCGATGTGGGGAACAAACCAAGTCCTCAACACAGCATTGATCGCATCAACAATGACGGTCATTATTCGTGCGGTAAGTGTAAGCAGTGTTTGCGAAACGGATGGACTATGAATATCCGATGGGCATCTAGGGAAGTACAGAACAACAATACCCGCCGAAATCGGTTTTTGAGCGTTAATGGAGAAAGGCTCACGGTTGCGCAGTGGGCACGTAGGATGAATGTTAAGCCCTACATAATTGATAACCGACTTAGAGATGGATGGTCTGACAGTCAAGCGGTGCTCACTCCCGTGCGGTCATTCAAGAAAAATCTCTCTTCGGCATAAGCCATTTTACTCCAATGCGCGCGCGACCCCCGTCTCAAGTAACCGGGTGCTTCCGTCCTCTAAAAGCCTCAGACTTAACGCTGTGACGGTAATAGTCGCACAGACCTTTGTCCCGCTTGTGACTTGTCTAAGTGAATAGGTTTGAATGCAAAAAGTGTAATCGCCCGTCGTCAACGCAGGCCATCTAAAAGAGTCTTTGTTATTCGCGTCTGGCGCTAGAAACATCGGCGAGAGGGTTTCCACTCCACCGGGCTCAGTCACGTAAACTCTGGCGTACTGCCCGCCAGCCGCATATGTGTCAAAGATAATTCCACCCTGAATAAAGTTATCGACAGATCCATCTGCGGTTTCTAAAGCTACCTGTGTTAGGCCGTCTGGTGGGAATCCTACCGTGTCCCAACTCGCGGAGGGCGGAGCGGTATTAAGTCCGGTTGATGGATCTACGTGTGAAGTGCCCGACGGCTCGCCAAACGTTCGAGCACCGGTGGCAAACTGATCTTCGATGCTTACGATGCGATAGTCGGGATCGCGTGAGGTTCCCGGTGTCACCGCAAGAATCCTCATAATCTTACTGAATGTCGGGTTGGTCCATTCCCACTTTACGACTTCGCCTCGGTATCGCAATTTGCCCCACGAAGGCACCACCCAATTAGTCAGCGGGCCGCGAGGGAAACTCAATGCGCGCCCGTCTCGTGTCACTAAAAGATTGCCCGTCGTAGTATCCGCGACACCTAAGTATTCCTGAGTAAGAGGAACCGTTCGGCCGCCTTGGATCTTCTGATTTGCCGGATCGATGTAGATTGATTTGCGGTCAGCGAAATTGTTGTTTTGATCTTTGAATGCCACCTCTACTTTATTGAGTGTGTCTTCGTAGGCTCCGGGTGAATAGCGATCAGTCCGCGTGATTACATCTCGGTTCATTACCGGCAGTGATCCAAAGGAATAGTCGCGCCTGATGAGCCGAAGTGTTAAGCCAAGAGACGGTGACGGGTCCGCGATCATGTCACATTGCTCTTGAATGTTTTTGCAAATGTCCTTGGGTGAGGTGGGGTTTTCAATCTTTCCAGTCCATCCGAGACCCTCAGAGTGCAAGGTTTGGGCGACGAGTCGAAATGAATCAAGGTTTAGTTCATCGACGGGAACTTGCGCACCGTATTCAAGCGAAACGCTGTGTTCGTAATAAACCTCTGCCGGATTCGCATGTCTGCCGATCTTTGAATATTCAGGAACGCCAAGATTACTCGGCTGGCCCCTAACTGTTACTTTCCATTCCTTGAATCGCGGCGTGAATCCAACCCCACCGGCAGCAAAGTATCCTGATTCTGTAAATCCAGTTGGACCACGAGAGATCAGGGCCAGAATGCCGTTTAATCCGGGTATGTTTGCCGGGGGCGTCGCCAGAAGGTTGTTCAGATAGGCATTAGGCGGATCTGTGTAGTTTCCCCGTGTGATGTCACATAAAGAATACTGCCCACCTTCACCGGGAGGTTGATCGCCGCCCCATGCCTGGGGGTCGTCAATCAGAAATGAGC